CTTTCTTGATAGTCAATAAAGCAGCTTCAGTACCACCTACGATAGAAGCTGAGTAAGCAGCGTTGAAACCTACTTCAGCAAAAGATGCAGAAGCGATTGCAGCACCAGCTGTAGAAGAAGATACAGAAGCAGAGAATTGGTTGATTGAATAACCAAAACGACCTGCACCATATAAACCACCTTCAGCTAAGTTACCGAAGTTAGCACTGTTCTTACCATATAAAGAATTCTGTCCAGCAGCTGTGCTGAATGGATCTTTACCTGTACCATATTGGAAATCTAAGAAGAAGATTAAACCAGCTGGTAAGTTCATTGGTTGAACTGAAACGAACTCTTTAGATGCGATTTGACCGAATACCTTACGTACCAATGGTAAAGCTACGCCTGCCCATTGTTCACCAGTACCTGGAGTGAAAGTAGCACCTGCAGTTGTACCACCACCTGCTGATGATTGCTCAACTACTAATTGCTTAGCTTGATTCTCAAGAATCATAGCCATGTTCTTTTTGTCTTGACCGTTTAAGCCTTCTAACAAACCTGATTTACCCCATTTTTTAGATAAACGCTCAGCATCAGACTGAACTGTTTGAAAAGGATTAGCACTTTCAAGCAAAGTTTGGATTGTGTTTGCCATTTGTTCTAATTGTTTTATTAATTGATTGATTTAATTCCAGCTAATTGTTGGAAGCGATTAACGATAGCGTCTGCTTCTACGATAGGCTTAACTGGAGCGTGGCCCATTGGTTTTGATGCAAATCCTAAAGATTCCTTAATAGTAGTCTTAGTGTTTGCGTCTAAAGTAGTAGTTAATGTTTTGTATACAGACTTAACTTCATTTAATGAAGTAGCTTTATCAAAAGCACTTAATACTTTAGCTTTTTGTGAGTTGTTTAACGATTTTGCTTCAAAGATTTTGTTTGTGTACAAAAGCTTAGCGTTGAAAAGATTCATTTCGTTGATAGTAGCTTTCAATTCTTCAATTGTAGCAACTGCTTCTTCTAATTCGTCTTCTTTTTTAGCTTCTTCCATTTTGTCAGCTTCTTCCATTGTTTCAGCTTCCTCCATTTTATCAGCTTCTGCTAAACTCTCTTCTTCTAACTCGGCTAAAATTTCGTCTAAAGAAAGAGAATCATCTGCACCTGCAGCAGCATCCATATCAGCACCCATATCTAAACCTGCTGCATCACCATCAAGGTTATCTGCATCTGGTTCGCCATGTCCTGCCATAACGTCAGCAACTACTTGTCTTACTAATTCTTTGAATTCATCAACTGACATTTCAGCAACTTCTTCAGCGCCTTCTTCACCCATTTCAGCATCAGCGTCTAATTCAGCATCAACGTCTTCTGCTTCTTCAGCATCTTCGTCTTCTGCTTCTTCTTCGTCTTTTGCCTCTTCAATTTCAGGTGTTTGCTTTCCAGCTTCATACCCTTCTTCTTCTAAGGTGTCGTCTTCGTTGATAGCTTCTTCATCAGTAGATTCTTCTAATTCTAATTCAGCTAAAATTTCATCAAGTGAAGTTTCGTTAACTTCCTCCATGTTTTCTTCAATGCCTTCTTTATCCATTTCTTCTTCAAGATTTTCTTCAAGTTCGTTTACTTTTAACTTGAACATCTCTGAAATACGTGGAGCGAAAGCTTCCGCGATCTGAGCTTTTGCTTGTGCCATAGAGATATCTTTAAGCTCTTTAGCTTCGGCAATTGCAGAACGGAATAATTCCTGCTTTGACATAATAATAAATGTTTGTCGGGGATTGTCTATTAGAAAGACAATATAAGAGTGAGAATTTTATAACACTATATTAGATGATAGTGTATGTTTGTAATAATAAATATACATATTATTTACAAAACATTGAATTCCAGTAAAAAATTTTACTTAATGCAGCAGATACCTGTTTGTAAACACAAAGTATCTCTCAAAGCATTATGGACTCCCGCATATTTGTCGGTAGTTTGATAATTAACTGATTCATTCAATCCTGGCATTCCTGTTGGCTTTACAAATGCGCCGAATGTAGATGGAGTTGAAACAAAATCCCAGCAAATAAGCTCTAAATCGTCATCAACTGATACTAGGCCCTCCCCCAGTTGCGTCGTTGAACCTAATGCTCTTGAGCTAACGCCTACGTTAATACCTGCTCTAAATAATTCTCTCAAAATATTTCCAGATGGGGTTGGTAAAATTTCAAATTCACCGAATAAATCGGTTCCTTCCCACCATAATTTAGTAATGTTGTGGCAAACGTTCTTCAAGTTGATCACTGCCGTTTCTGGATGGTCTAACTCTCCTGTTGCTCTTCTTTCGGTGATAGGTCCTGCAATGTATTTATCTACTTGTTCTTTTAGAATGTCGTATCCATATACTCTTCTGTTTGCATTTGGCTTGTCAGCTGCTTGAACTTTACCTGCTACGATAAGATTACCCGTTCCCTTCCCTTCTTTCATGAGGGAGGGGATAGGTTGGAATAAACTATGTTCTATTAATAATTGCTTGCTCATATTATTATACTGCTACTGATGTTGCTTTTACTCCTTTCTTTTGTAATTCTGCTTTTGCTTTTTGGGCTTGAGCATCAGGTAATACATCAATAGTAGCGCCTGTTGTTGCAGATTTAACTAATTGTGCTTCTTTTTTTAATTGCTTAGTTACGTACTCCTTGATTTTAGAATATGCACTTCCTTCTTTTTGAACTTTAGTCAATTCCAGTTCTCCTTTTTTGATCATATTACTTAACTCTTCTGCAGGCCAAGTCCATTCTTTTCCTGGCATTGCATCTGTTGTAACAATTACATTTCCTAGATCATCAAACTTCTTTACAGTTGTAATTTGATTATTTTTTAAATTCTTAAATTGAGTACCAGGTTTCCACTGATCTTCAATTCCTTCTTTCATTACCTTTACGCCTTGAGGATTTCCTTTAGCTTTTTCTGTTTTAGATAATGTAGTTTTTACATTAGACTTTTCCATTTTGCTTTTAGGAGCTTTTACATATCCGTCAGCTTTTACTACAGGAGCTTTCTTCTCTTTATGTTTTCCGGCAATCATATTTGTATAATATGCTGGGTCTTTAGCTAAGTTCTTTAAAACTTTAGCCTGTGCTTTTTGAATGTTAGCTGCCATATCTGACATGTTAGCGTTCCAGTCAGGTGCAGGTGTTTTATCAGTTCCCATTTCAATATTAACACCTTTTTTAAATTCATAAGGGTTAACTTGATCTACTGTTAGTTTAGGCTTAGCTGCTTCGTTTAAACTTTCTTTTTTATTAAAGTATTCTCTTGCTGCTTCCTTTGCTTCATCCATTGATGAGCCACCTTTCATAGCATTCTTAACAAAGTCTTGTACCATCTCTCTCAAAGACATACGATCTTCTGGAGGAGTGTCTTCGTCTTCTTCTCCTGGAGTATAGATATCGTCTGGAGCAGTGTCTTCATCTCTATCTTCTTCTAAATCCCATTGAGCTAAAACATCTTCTTGTCCTTGTTTTTCAGCATCTTGTTTAGCAATAATATCTTCTAATTCATCGTCACCATATCCTTCATCTTCTCCAACATAGTCTTCTTCTCTATTACCTTCCATATCATCACCAGTCTCTCTATCTTCGTCATCTATACCGTAGTTTATTTCTTCTTCTCTGTCATAGAATGGATCGTACTCTTCTTTATCTTCTGGATCTTCGCTTAAAGTTTTTCTTTCGCCGCAAGATGCACATACCATTTCACCAGCATCTTCATGAGATTCATAGTTTCCACCACAAGAACATTTTTCAGCTCCTTCTGCTGGTCCCATTTCAAAAACTTCGGTAACAATACCTCTGTTTTGTAAGATTTTAATAGCTTCTTTAAACGTAGTTATAGGAGAAATGAACGGTAAGTTCTGATCTCTTCTTACTTCATATAAGAATTGCTCTTGAGAAATTTTACCTGCTTTAAGCTGGTTAAATAGTGATGCTGCTGTCATGTTTTTAATATTTTATCTTCCTTGTGATCTATATGCTTTTGGTCTTGGACTGTGTTTGTTATAACTTTTTTTACCTCCTGGTTGACCAGATTTTCTTGTACCGAATGAAACTTTGTTGTTACTACCGGCTGATTTAGCTTTTGCCATAAATTTAATTAAATGATTTAATCTTTTTGTATAATTTCACAACTGATTCTTTGATTTGAGAAATTGCATTTTCAGTATGTTTTCTATACTTCAATCCATTCTCACCTTCATTTAATTCGTTTCTAAGCTTTTCAACATATTCCATAATTCTGTTCACTTCCGCTACTTTCTTTTTAGCTTCTCTAATAGCTTGATGGAATTGATCTGGCCCTTGTCTATTCTTAGTTTTATTTCTAAACTTAGCGTAGTTCTCGTTTAGTTCCTCTTCAAACATTTGCTTATAGTCAATTACTTTAGACTTTCTATTTGGTATAGAAGGATTTGCTGTAAATCCATCTTGTTTATATGTCTTAAGGTCCGCTTTTCCTGCTGCTAACATTGGAGCATCCTCTGTAGCTAACTTTTTTCTAACAGGTTTAAATGCTTTCTTAGTAGAATACTGCTCGCCAGTACCTGTAGTCATATTAGCACCTGAAGTTGTGCCTCCACCTACAGAAGATTCCTCTTCAATTTTCAATTCGTTAAGAATATCTGTAAGTTTTTTCATTAAATTGCTGCTTTTAGTTCTTTAACTAACTCATAATGCTGTAATAATGTAACTAAATGATCTTCTTTGATAGCTTCTCTATCGCCTATTGGCTTGATTAAAGAGAGAACTTCGTTTAGTTTAATCTTTACTACCTTGTCTTCAACTTTATTAGACATTTCAGTTAAAGTATTCTTAACTTCTACAAATTTAGAATTAACAAACTTCTTTAACTCAACTGTTTCTGATACGTTGTTGATATATTCTTTTAAAATTAATTTTTGATCGTCAGATAAATCACTATACAACTCATTATACTTTTCTACAAGGATGTTATAAGCTAAAATCCTAACATCTTTATCCTCTTTCATAAACTCCTCTACTACCTTACGCTCTGCTTTCTTAGCATCAAGCTTAACTTGAGTAATATGCTCATGTAAAGTTATCTTATTTACTACTACTTGTCTAGGATCTATTACATCTTTGCTATTTGCTATCTCAAATAAAGTAGAAATAGATGCTAAAACCTGATAATTATTTACTTTTGCTTTGAAAAAGTTATCAAAATCGTAATATTTCTTAATTTCTCTAATTAAGTTATACTTTTCTTTTGCTAATTTCTCTAAATTAAGCTTTTTAGCTTCTGCTAAAACCGAATTTAATAATATTTCCGATTTAGATTCATTCAGCTTAGGAGAAGTTAATAAGGAGTTATATAAGGTATATTCCTTAGCTATCTCTGTCTCAAAAAAGTACTTTTTAAGGATTCTAACGGCTTGAGAATCTTTATTAGACATGGCATCTGATGTGACTTGTCTAACAAGCAATTCAAATAGAATGCCCGAATTCTTAAACTTACTGTGTTTTTTTATTTGACTCATATATGAAAGTCTACTTAATAATAAATATTATATAATACTAAAGATTGTCTATTATATTGTCCTCATTCAATAAATCACTTCCTTCAAATAGGCTTATTTTTCTATTAGTAGGTATTTTATCAAACATTGACTTGTTTTTGATATATTGGGTTCTAGCCGTAGTATTCTCTAAAGCTAAAGCAGATCCTCCTTGAAAGCTGTTTTTTAGAGGTCCATCTTCACCTCCGCTAGGTTTAGACTTCATGTCGTATATACCTAATCTATCTCTACCCATAGGATCTTTATCTGTACCTAACATAGAAGCGTCTGCTACAGGTCTTCCAGGTTTTTTAGGGGTGCTCAAAGGATCCTTCTCATCATACCCTACAGGAACCTCAGAAGCTGCTGTATGAATACCTGCTCCACCATATAAAGAGGCAATTTGATGCGGAGTACCATATGCTTGTCCTGATGCTGCAGGGTCGTTCCCTTCTTCACCAATTTGATTTGCTCTAAATGCTCTCTTTTTATCTTCAAGAATTTGGTCTCTGATCTCATCATTCTCTGCTTCAGATAACTTAAATAAGTTTTTATATATCCACTCAGTTGGGAACAATCCATTCTCTACCATTTGGGCTGATAAATCCACTTTTTCTTTCATCAAAGCAATTCTCTCTTGCTCATAGATGATAGATGGAGTAGTTAACTCTAACTCAAAATTAGTCAAAGATTCATCTGTATATCCTTGAGTATAAAGGTGCACTAAAGCAATCTTAGTTAATTCAGATACTACAATACGTTGAATTCTCTCAATAGTACGTGCAAATCTGATGTCTTCTGCTGCTAATGTAGCTTTACCGTTTAACTCTCCTTCAAATCCTAAAAAAGCTTTAGGAACTTTTAAGGCTGCGAATAACTTATCTCTTAAATATCCTACGTCTTCAATACCTGTATAGTTCAAACCTTGAACTGTATCAATTCTTGTTGTAGTATCATTACCTCTTACTGGAATAAAGTAATCTTCCAATAAGTTCTGCATGTTATACTTCAAGTTATATTGACCTGTTTGAGGATCTACATAAGGAATTTTCTTCATTTTAGAGATCATTCTTTGCATGTAGTTCTCAACTTCATTAGCAGGTACATTACCTACGTTAACATAGTAAGCTCTTTTATCTGGAGCACGTACAATACGATGAATCATCATCGCATCTTCCATCAAAATCATTTGTTTGAAGGTCTTTCTACCTGGCTCTAAATAAGATCTACCATAAGGTAAGTAGTTTGTATCACCAATTAATCTAAAGTGAGCCATTTCAAAGTTCTCAAAATAGATAGTATCAGGAGTTCCACCCATTAAGTTAGAATAGCTTCCTGCATATCCACCTGAACCTGCTGTTACTGCTGCTGGATCATATTTAAATCTTACGTAAGAAGGGTTTTTAGGGTTAGTTCCTTCTTCTCTTAAGATAGAATATGCTGAGAATGGAATTACGTTGTAAACTCCGATTTTCTCTGCAATCTCTAATTTTAAGTAGAAGTCGCCAAACTTACACATAGTCCTAATCCATGACCATAAATTGAACTCAATGTTCAAAGTATCATAGAATAAGTTATATAATATTTTTTGAATATTCTCGTCAGAAGATCTAATTTGAAGCATATCCCCTGTTTCATTCTTCAAAGTACATTCGTCAGCAATAATATCTAATGATGAGGCTATAATTGCTTCTGTATCCATACTCTCATAATCAGCATATAACTGAACTCTCATTGATTGATAGTTCAAATTGCTGTTTAATTGAGTAGCGTATGAATTAGAGGTTGTGTATACTCTGTTGAACCTGTCAACTAAAGCATTTGTTTGAAGGATACCATTTGACTGAATTCTTTCTGTATCAATTACTTTCATCTGGTCACCTCCTACATTACGTATGATGACATCTGTTGAAAATAGTCTCTTTAATCTTCCAAAAATATTTTGATCTGCCATATTTCTATATTACTTATAAATAGTTGTTATTATTGTTATACAAGCCAGGATATATCTGTTTGATTACCATGATGATCCGGCATTGTCCAAGGGTTTTGTTGTCCATAATCTCCCCTCCCCATGACTATCGGGGCTGTTGCGTTGCTTCTTGAACCCATAGATCCTAATGCTGCTCTAGCCGAGTCTATACCTGCATCCATAAAACGAATAGAGGTGTCACGAAGGAACATTGCTATGCTCCAAGACATCACTAAGTCGTCATTATATCCGCTTTGAGCTTCTCCCTTTCCTCCGTTCCAGATAAAAGTTCTTAGTTCTTCTAATAGTCTAGCTGATTTGATTACACAAGTTCCTTCATTCATGTATGATACCATCTTGGATATCACTAATGGACGAGTTCTTTGGGATGTTGTAAATCCAGGAAGCATACCTGTCCCATTTTCGTATTTAGATAGGTACATCTCCATATTAGATAGTGATTCTGTTCCTTTAGGTGAGTAATATACATTTCTGTAGTTACGCTCTATAATTGTTTGTATTACATCCCAACCAATATTAGCATTTTCCACCACTAATAGGGCATCATTATATTCTGTGGCGATAGAAACTAACAAATTACCATAATCTCTCGTACCTAATTGTCCTTTATATTCTGCAACTTGGGTTACAGTTTCAATATCAATAATGTGAAATGCTGAATAGTCAGCTCCATCTCCTCTGGCAACGTCGGCTACAACCATATAAGTTCTGCTGTAATCCACAGGTTCCCAAATCCATAAGTTTCTATCTAGATATCTTCTCTCTATTGGGTCGCAAACACTTAGTTCGTGCTTATTCATAACCGGTGGTTCAAGAACTGTATTACCTGAGTTTGAGAAATCGCAATCACACTCCTGTGCCGCATCTCTTATACCTAATTCTTTATCCTGTTTCTCTCTCCAAGATTGGTCCCTTTCAGGATGAACTTGCCAAGGAAGAGATAATGGTACGAAATCGTTTTCTCCTGTCTGTGCCTTTGTAAATGTCTTATGGAACCAGTTTCCAACACCGTTGGGGGTTGAAATGGCAATAATTTGTCCTCCTGTTGCGATTGTTTGTTGAGCCGCTGTAAAGATTTTATCAATTCCAGGAATGAACGCCGCCTCATCCAATAACAATAATGATACTGCTTCACTTCGTCCAGCATCTTCTGTCGCACCAATTGCTTTGATTTGAGATCCGTTTGCTAATTTTAGGGATAATTTATTGTCCTCTGCTGCCTTTACTTTCATCCAGTTAGGCAAACGTCCGTAAGCAAATCTTACTTTTGTTACCATATTCTTTGCTGTCTCTTGTTTAGTCGCAATACAAAGGATGTTTTTGTCCGTGTGGAAAGTCATTAGCCATAATGTATATGCTGATGCT